ATCTCCCCAGCCTCGGGGTCTGTCATGCGTTTGATTACGTACAGGTCATGCTCATAAACTAGAATGGGGTCGTCATCCGTTCTTTCCATATAGATGCCGCCTTTTTTGCCACGGAAGTAAGGCCACGGAAATGCTGGCACTTGGTAAGAAACAACCTCTTCTTCCTCTTCAACCTCAACCTCGTACTCACCTTCATCGGTCGGTTCAGCCTTAGCTATCTCTTTGCCTAGTACGATAGGTGTAGTGATCTTGCCCTTGTGAATGCAGCCTACACAGCCGTCAGGGTTCTCCTTCTCAAACGTCTCACAGAAGTGTGGCCCACCCTTACGCTGTAGGTCATGCACCTTGATCTCAACTTCTTCGGGGTCGTAGCCGGGGTACTTCTCTGACATCTTGTGCGCAGCCGATGCACCTTCCTCGCAAAAAGCCGCGATAGATAAGGCGCTACGCCATAGGTTGTACGAAATGGTGTCTTGGTTTTGGAAGCAGTGGACTAGCTGTTTGCAGCCTTCGCCCTGCGCCGACTTCATCATTATGGTTTTGAAGCGGGAGATGCGGTTGCCCATCAGGGATAGGGTCAGGGCACTACGTTGTATCTGTCTTCTTGGGGTGAACTTCTTATCGCTTACGCCTAGCGTTACACGTAGCTCAGCAGGCTCACTTGCGCTACCTCCTACAGCTATTACAGTAACAGGAGAGGGCGGTGTGTCTTTAAAGTTTAGCGTGTTAGGTACGCGCAGTATCCGTGCAGGTTCAAAGCACTTGGGGTCTGCTATCAGGCTGTGAATCTTACAAAGCTCAGCCAGACGGTTTATCATGGGTTGCCAGACGTCTTTGCCGACAACCTCAGTAAGCGTCCAGTAGGCGTGTATGCCACGGCCTGAGTTAATTAGTATGGGCTTGGGTAGCCCGATTGTCTTACAGAAGCGTTGCAGTTCCTGTAGTCCAGTAGCTTGGTCTATATAGCCTTCACCGGATGCAGCCTTATCTTCGCCACAGTCAATGTCCACCCACAATGCCTTGAAGTACTTTGCATTGTCGCCTGTGCGGTTATATCCTGTTTCGTACTTGGCGCAGCCAAAGTACACGTCGCGCTCATCTTCGAGCATCTCTTGTACTAGCTCATTTACCTCTTCTCTAGTCTCTACAAGGTACTGCTTCGTCTTCTTGTTCTTGATGCCAACAACTGCATACCACCCTTGGGGGGCAAGCACAGCATCTAAAAGGTCGAAGTCAGCCATTGTCTTATCTCAGGTGAAAAAAAGGGGGAGGATTGCTCCTCCCCGAAAGCCGCAGGACGCGGCGCGAGAAACTTAATCGTCACTCCACGCACTTACTACATCCGCTAAACTCTTTGTTTCTGTAGGCGGAGGCGCAGCTTTCTTCGACGCACGTTTGGTCGGTTCAGCTACTTCCTCTTCCTCTACTACCTGAGCTTTCTTAGGCTTCTGTTCAAACTCCTCGTTGCTATCAGCACCCTTGTCTACAACAGCTACATTAAGCAGCACAGCTTTCTGTGACTCAGGTGATTCAACTGCCTCGGCAACAACGTCTTGCAGGTCAGGGTTGCTTGATACAAAGTCAACCGCACGGAACAACACGGACTGATTGTTGTTGTCTTCGTTAAAGTCTACCTCAGTAATTACACCGTCAATGTTCTCGCCGTTAGCAATAACGTAATCAATATAAGCATTGAGCGGGAACGTCTGTCCAGTGCCCTTACCAAAGATTGACTTAGATGCTACCTCAAGTTGGTAGATGTCGCCCTCATTATTACCCCCCACTTCTTCTGGCAGGATAACAGCTAAACGACGCTTGAAGCGGCAAGCACGGGTCTCGCCTTGACCTGAACCCTTAATGTTCTGTGGGCATGACTCGCAGTTGCTACCCTGTGGGTTCTTGATGCTAGCGTCAGGCTTTTGACCATCGTTAGTCCAGCAGTCTGGTGCAGTAGCCTCGGCGTTAGGGTCGTAAGCTTTGGCATAGAACGTACGCTGCACACTAGGTGCTACACCTACCAATACCACTCGCAACGGCGCTTTGATCTTACCTGCTGCTTCGCCATTGACTACACGCACAAACATACCGTTACGTGGAGAGATACGCTTTAGTTTGCTACCACCCTTCATCAACGATTGAGTCAATGCGCTAGGGGCTTTCTTACCTGCAACCGCTACATCGCGGTTCTTAAAAATGGAAACTTCGTTTGTCATTTGTTGCTTCTCCTTACGGTGATTTTGTACTGACTATCCAACAGCATACCCTTAGGGAATTTGTCGGGGTTCTCTTCAAGAAACTGCTTCATGTTCGTCTGACTAATACGCTTCTCAAACAAACCATAAGCGTCATTCTCTTTGACGAATTCATACATCGAATCCCAATCGTTAGTCCAATAGCGAGTTGCTACTCTGCGCATTACTGTACCTGCTTGGGTCTTGATACTATCGGCGTCCGTTGCTTTGCATATATCTAGCAACTTAGCTTCAATTACATCCATCTGTGCTTCCAACTGCTTATCTTCTTCTTCGTACTTTGACTTCAACTCCAACCTTGCATCGCGTATCTTTAGATAGATAGACGATAGCTTACTGGCAGACACATCTTCATCCATGATAGCCCCCTTAATAAGCGTACTTAGGGGCGCACGTAACGTCAGTAACAACGTCAGTAGTTCTACCGGATATTTTTTGCTTAGCCATAATAACTACCGCACGAGTACGATTAAACTCGCACTCATTGATTGCCATGATGACTTCGTTGCGGCTCATACCACGAATCTCTTTATCTACAACAAGATTAGAGTTTGGTAGTTCTGAGAAAGAAGAACACCCCCATAACGCAAGCGGGATGATAAGTACTAGTTTGTTCATGCTTAGCTCCTTCGGTTAATAAAGTACGGGGTCACTAGAGAAGGGTACTGCATCTGTCAAAGGCTCTAGCCCCCGCTGCCGGTGTTATTAGCGCCACCTCCGGCTGGGCTATTTTGATTCTATTTCCTGCTTGTACAACTCAATGATCTTATTATGGTTTGTTATGTTGCCCCGAAGCATGGCGTACATTCGTCTTTCGACTTCACTACCTTTTATATGTACAACAGTCATCGGATTTTTCTGACCCGGCCTATCAATTCGTGCATTAGCTTGAAGATACGTTTCAACACTAGTGACAGGTGCGTACCAGATTACTACATTTGCTGCGGTTAGTGTTAGTCCATGTGATGCTGCTTGAGGTTGAATTATTAATACCTTAGTGTTTTGGTCGGTCTGAAACCTATTAATAATGTCGTGGCGTTTGTTAACTGTTACTTGTCCACTAATAATTTCACAGGTGATACCAGACTTAGTCAGATGCTCTTTCAACAAAGCTATCGTGTGAGTGAACGGCACAAACACAAGCACCTTGTGACTAGCTTCTTCTATGACCTCTTGCACTACATTTAAACGATTCGATACATCAAATTCAATAACTTCTTTTTCGTCAGAATAAACTGCACCACCAGATATTTGCAACAACTTATTTAGTTTTACTGCTGCGTTAACAGACGTAACCTCTTCGCCGTCTGCTGACATAATCATTTGCTGCTTGAGTATCTCGTAATACTTTCTTTGTTGTGTCGTCAATGGTGCGTCACGTTCTACATACGTTACATCAGGTAAGTCTAAGCACTGCTTTTTCTCAAACCGTATTGCAGGTTGTAGTGCGTTATGCACAGTTACTTCAGAGTCCTTGCGGGGTATCCAACGAAACTGCCCAACCTTCTCCATCACCTTGTCACGGAACTGCCCATAGAACTTAGGTATACCATCAGGGTTGATTAGCTTAGCTAAACCATACGCATCCACAGGCGACTGCGCAGCGGGTGTACCAGTCAACATCCACAACCATGTGTCTGGTGTAACCAATGTCTTCAATGCTTTCCATCGGTTAGTCTGTATGTTCTTATACGCTGACGCTTCGTCTGTAACGATCAAGTCAAACCCACCGTTAGCAATCTCTTCCTTAACAATATCTACACCGTCAAAGTTAATGATGACAAACTCTGCATCACCCAACACAACTTTAACGCGTTGGTCTTTTCTACCGTACGCTATGTCTACTGTTCTATGCACGGCAAACTTAAACAGGTCTGCTTGCCACGCCGACTTCATAATCGACAAAGGGCAAATGATAAGCACTCGACGAATTAAACCTAGCTTCATCAGATAGTCAGCCGCCCATATTACTGCTGCTGTCTTACCCGTACCTTGCTCGTTAAAACAAAATGCTTTCTTGCGCAGCGTTAAGAACGACGCTGTTTCTTTCTGGTGATTAAACGGCTTGTGTAGGCCGGGCCAGTTGTAGTCTCTTGTGATGGTGCTAGGCACGCCTTTAATCTTCAGGCTAGTAAGCTGTTGCGCCTCTTTAAGCCCAAAGAAAACGGCGACGTCATGCAGCCCATCCGGTAGCCAACCGATGATCTTGCTCTTCTTGATCTTCTCGGTGACTAGATGCGGTCGTCTAGTTCTTATCACTATTACCTTGTCGTTAAGTACTTGCATTTATTTTTTAGGTTTGTTCTTCTTAACCGTGTGATCTGAGTTACGACTAAACGAACGATTAGCACTTGGTGACTTCAGCTTCAAGTTACTCGGTGCATTAGTGCCGCCTTTGCTCAGCGGTATCGTATGGTCTATGTCTTTGCCTGTGCGGTCGATGCCCTTCTTGTCCATCTCGTTACGCGCACGTTGACGATCCATCCGCGCAGGTAACTCACCGCGCTCTTTCTGCTGTTGGTATTCTTTCTTGTACGGCCTAGGCTTGTTTACGTATGGCATGATCGTCTATGTCCTTCCCTAGCATGTGTTTATTTAAATCGGCGCTATCTAACCCTAATTCTTCTGGTGTTGATTCCCATAGCGGCTTGCGTCCTTCTAGTTCTGAAGCACGTAATGCTTTACCTACAGTAATACTTATCTCCATCATCATGTTCTGTTTTTCTTCAGCGATTGCTCTTTGTACTTCTTCTTTAACTGCTTTGCGCAACATGCTGTTTAGGTTTAATGCTACTTGTTTTTCTACTCGTTCATTTACTTTGTCTTCTAGTATGATCGCTGCGTCTACTGCTTCTTTGGTTAGCTCATCTTCCATTTTCATCATCTTAGCCCTTTCGGTTGTGTGTGCATGTTGTTACAGGACAGAATTTACATAGCGGCCCAGCGTTAGCGTTCCATACATCGTTTTTAATTGCTGCTTCGAGTCTTATTAACTCTGGTTCCATGACGTTCATGTATGAGGAACGCATTATGTATTCGTGTTCTTTCTTTACCATCTCGTTGCTAACCACAAAGATCAGCGCGGATTTAATCTCCATCACCTTAGGGAAGTGCGTGAACACCGCCCCTGCTAACAAATCAAGTTGCTTAGTGTCTGCATACTTGGCGTTCTTGCTAGTCTTGTAGTCAACTAAGTAGGCTTGCTGCTTCTCTTCGTTGATAATAAGTAAGTCTGCAATCCCACGCCACCAAACATCCTTTGCAAAGAAATCGCACGGCGCGAACTTGCCGTCTCTCTTCGCGATTCCCATCTTGATTTCGCAATGCTTCTGTCCTTCAATTCTGACGAGAGAATCCAGAACAGGTTGGAGAAAAGCAAACCTTGCCGGAATTGGAGTGCCTTCCTTGATAAAGTCTTCCGCAGCCTTGTGTAGTTCTTTGCCGTAAAGCGTAGCCGTCGAGTCCTCATCTTTTGCATCCTTTGCTATGCGTAAATGGTAGTACTTCTTCGGGCATTGATCGAAGGTTTTAATGCTGCTGTACGACCACGCTGGGATCATATTCTTCTCTGACACATAAACGCTTGTTGTTCAACACGGAATGCACCGGCGTACTTACAGTCACCAATGACGCGGCTCTCAGTCTGCACCTGCCCAATGACAACGCCAACACAAAACATAATGACCGCAGCCAATGACTTAGCCCACACGTCATTAATCCACGCTATCACTTTCTTGTAATCAATAGTTTCTACTATCACTGATCTAACCCCTTCATCAGCATTACGGTAGCGATAGCTTCGCTTAGCTTTTGGCCTTCTGGTACTAGATACATGTCAATCTTCCAGTCGTAGTGACTGTGGGTTTGCGTAGCAGTTGCAACTTCAAGGATGCGCCCGTTTATGGCGTCAATCACCCCCACGCGCACCTTAGGTGTAGCGCTGTGAGAATCCCTATTACTTGTAACCACTTCTTTTGGTGCGGCCTCCCATGCTTCGCGTGACCACTGTGCAAACTTCTTCTTAAACCATTTAATCATCAGCACTCTCCATAGCTTTTGCCAAACCCTGCTTCACAGTTCAGCGGTAACTCTTGTGCCCAGCTAGGTCGAATGCGCATACACAACTGCACGTACTCCATAGCTGACTCAACTTGGTCGAATGGGACTACGCAAGCAACAGCATCATGTACGGTCATAACCACCTTGTATTTCTTGGCGATCATCAGCATCTGCTCACCGATTACGATACGCGCTAAGGCTTGGCATACGTTCTCTGTTACCTTGCCACCATATATCCTATTCGGTATGATTGCTTTCCCCCTCTTTGTATCGTACACCAATTCTGCTGAACCGTCATCTTTTTGAACCTTCCTGAGGTTCGGGTATTTGATATACAACCCGTTTGGTAACTTGATACCTTTGCTGCCCTCAACCACTAGTATCCCATCGCGTCCTAGTGTGCTTTGTTGGTTGAACTGGATATGCTCTAGTGCCTTACCTGCTAGCTTCCAGAACATAGCAATCTTCGGATACGTCTTGCGGTACACGTCTATGATGCGCTGTGTTTCTTCAAGCTCCATGTTGACTTTGAATGTCTTGAGTTGGGATTGAAACTTAGCTGCGCCCATGCCATACCCTGCACCTAGGATGGTAGTCTTACCAACGAACCGTTCATCTTTGGTTATATCTTTGATGTCCTTGTTGTAGATAGCACTAGCCATGATTTTGTACACGTCATCGCCATTATCAAACGCCTCAACCAAGTCATCCTGCTCTGCTAGCCACGCCAACGTCCGCGCTTCGATCTGTGATGAATCTGAGTCAATCATCATGTGGTTATGCGGTGCAACGATTGCGTTCTTAATGCGTGATGAGCGGGGAAGGTTTTGCAAATTAACTTTGTCATCACCACCCCACCGTCCCGTGTGGGCGGCGTAGTATCGGAGGGGAACTGGCATGGCTCCTCTTCCGCTAATCTCAATG